AAAGGGAAACAAATGTATACCACACCTACAACAACTATGATGTGCGTATGTGTACTATATACTAGTGAATAAAAAGTACCGTGCTATAGCGTGTTTATGTGTGTAGTAGGGCGCATATGCATAGCGTTAGGGGACGTTAGTAATCGTTAGGTAGCGTTACAGGTATATGGATAAGGGGAAGCGGATGGATGCTGTAGTGGTTGGGTGTATTTGACCATAACAATGATATAATGTAACAAGTGTTAACATAGGTACACGTTATGTTATACTGTAACAGGTAAAGTGTGACAAATGAGATACATGTGTGACACAAATATCACGAAGGGGGGCCAAGGGGGGTCGGGGGGTTGTCCATTCAAGAGAATTGCACCTAAACATTTTCTAACATAACTTTGGCTATTTGAAGGTGTTGCAGTAGGGGTACACTAAGCGCTGCTAAGCGCAGCTAATGACCACAAAAGGATACAAAAGCATACCACAGCTATACCACAACCTGTAAAGTATACAACAGAATACTGATGATGAGCTTAAGCCCTATACAAGGGTTGTGGTCTACCAACCCGATGGAACGTAGTGACTGAGGTTATGTACCACACTAAGGAGTCTTAGACCTTATAGTGACCTTTATGTCACACTTATACCACCTATTACAACTTATTTAAACTTTATTTCATCTTACCCATAACATTTTAGCTCTTTTTTGTTATCTATTAGTATAACTAACGTACAAAGTATAACGGTGGTTATCTTAACACTAGCTTATATTATTCTAGGTCTCAACAAGGTTGAGGATGGTGTAGTATAGGATTAGTGCCTTGCTATAGACTTGAGTTAGTTTACATTACACTAATGGGAGCTAACGTATATAGACACAAACGATAAAGGAATTCATTCATGGCCCTCTACGACTTCTCCTACACAAAGACGGACCAAGGGGTCATCCGTACAAAATCCCTCTTCTACGAACTAGATCATCAAAGTGACGCATGTATCTTTACGTTGAAGGAAGAGGCTATCGAACATCCGTCGGGTAGACCCTTGATGCCCATCGCTCAGATATTTATCGCTATGGCGGTTGATGATCCGACGGAAATAACTTTCTCAGACTATATCTTTGGTTCGTGGCAGGTGTGGGATAAAATCCGCAACTCCGACAAAAGACTTGTAGTACACATTGAGAGATGGCGTAAAGAAGCAGATGTTCGTCGTAAAGCCCTAGCATTTAGTGTTGTGGTAAACGAAGTGAAGAACGAGGGTAAGTCCTCCTTCGCTGCTGCCAAGTATCTTATCGAAGAAGGTTGGAACCCTAAAGGCCAAACCACTGATGCACGTAAGAAGCGCTCAGAGGCCCGTGAGACAGCACAGACAGCTTTCGAGCGTGAAGGGTTAACAGAAGACATGCAACGGCTTAAAGAGGCTGGTTTGCTCCCTAACTAGTATGCTGTGGCAGGTTTGCGGGTAACAACAGCTACCCTAGGCGTCAGTAGCGCAGTTACTTAGGGGTTCAATTCCCCTCCACTAGCACCAAACTACAACAACAATCCACCACTGGTAAAGGATTAAGAAAATGGCTAAAGGCCCTACAATCACGACTATTGCTTCGGGCTACTACAGCCGTACAGCACTTAACGACAACTTCACCAACATTGATGCAGCATTTGATAATACTCTGTCGCTTGATGGTAGTACACCTAATTCAATGCAAGGTGACTTAGACTTAAATGGCAATCAGGTTATTAATGGTGTTGGTAAGTTCAACACTTTGTATCTGGACAACGCCCTTGTTGGTAATCTGTCTACAGCATTTACCTTCCTTGGTGCATGGGTCACTGGAACCTCTTACAGCGCATATGATGTTGTAACTGACTCAGGTAACACTTATGTTGCCTTAGAGGCACACACAGCAGGCTCAACCTTCTCTACTGACCTATCAGCGGCTAAGTGGTCTATCCTTGCTGCCAAGGGTGCTAGTGGGGCAGGTTCTGGTGACATGCTTGCAGCTAACAACCTTAGCGATGTGGCTAACGCAGCAACTTCAAGAAGCAACTTGGGTTTAGGTGCAAGTGATAGCCCTACGTTTACCAACATCACACCTACTGGTACAGTAGACGGACGAGACCTTGCTGTTGATGGTGCTAAGCTAGACTTGCTGGACCAAGGACTTGCCACAACTGACAGCCCAACCTTTAACGTAGTGACTGCTACATCCTATGCTGGTGACGGTTCTGCTCTTACTGGTGTTGGTGCTAGCGCAACCGCTGGTGCTGTTGGGACTTACGCTTTCCTGTGGAGAGATAATGCAGGAGCAACAGAGGGGCTAACCTACTCAGGGACATTGTTGTTCTACGCAGTTATGAATGATGACAGCACTACAGCTGGTGCTACTGACGCCTATCGTGGCACAGGTCTTGTTAGGTCTAGTGTAAGCCCATCAGGGACGTGGCGTTCAATGGGCAGTGGAGGAACGATTTATGGAACAGCCCACGGACAAACAACACTTTATGTGAGGATTTCTTAAATGAGTATTACAATCACAGAAGTCCGCAATGCGGCAGCACTACAGTCGGACAACCTCAGAGTGGACGTAGAGATTAATCACCCAGACTACGGTTGGATACCTTACACACTAGACCCTGCTGACACTGACACAACTATCGACAACGATGCAGTGATGGCTCTCATTGGTGCTGACTTCGCAGCCTACGTTCCACCAACTCAGGAGGAGCTTGATGTAGCACTAGCTGCTAATATCCGTGGGGTTCGTAACGCAGCACTAGCTGCCACCGACTACATGGGCCTAGCTGACTACTCTGCAAAGGCTGGTGAGATAGAGTACAGGCAAGCACTGCGTGACGTACCACAGCAAGCTGGTTTCCCTAAGACACACACATGGCCTAATAGACCCTAACCATAGGATAACTCATGACCCCTGAAGACATTCGAATTAGAGCGGAGCAAGACTTAACGTTCTTTATACAACTTGTAGCTCCTACTCAAGTTCTAGGCAACTGCCACAAGGATGTCTTGTCTTGGTGGACACGAGAGAACTCTAAAGACTTCCAACTGCTACTGTTCCCACGAGATCACGGTAAGTCCCGTCTTGTGGCATACAGAGCAGCTTGGGAGCTTACTAAAGACCCTACTCTCCGTATCCTATATATTTCAGCCACAGCTAACCTAGCAGAGAAACAGCTTACCTTTATTAAGGGTATCCTAGACTCTCCTATCTTTCGTCGCTACTGGCCTGACCACATCAATGCTGAAGAAGGAAAGCGGTCCAAGTGGACTAACTCTGAGATTGCGCTGGATCATCCATTGCGTAAGAAAGAGAACGTCCGTGACCCTTCTATCTTCACTGGTGGTCTTACTACATCCTTAACTGGACTACACTGTGACATTGCTATCCTAGATGACGTTGTGGTAGCAGAGAATGCTCTCACAGCCGAAGGTCGTTCTAAGGTTGCCTCTCAGTACTCCCTGTTAGCCTCTATCGAGGGCGCTGACGCTAAGGAGTGGGTAGTTGGTACACGTTACCACGCTAAAGACCTTTATGACAACCTAATGAGCATGAAAGAAGATGTTTATGATGAGGATGGCAATCAGGTTAGCGAAGAGAACATCTACGAGATATTTGAGCGTCCAGTAGAGGACAGTGGTGATGGCACAGGCCAATTCTTGTGGCCACGTCAACAACGTAAAGATGGTAAGTGGTTTGGCTTTGATATAGCTACACTTGCTAAGAAGCGTGGTAAGTACCTAGACCGTGGACAGTTCCGCGCTCAGTACTACAACGACCCTAATGACCCTGACAACGTACCAATCGGCACTGACAAGTTTCAGTACTTTGAATCCAAGCTACTTAAACAGGATGGTGGTCGTTGGTCGTACAAGGGTAAGCGATTGAACATCTTCGCTGCTATCGACTTCGCTTTCAGTACTAAAGCACGAGCCGACTATACTGCCTTGGTGGTCATAGGTATCGACTCCGACAACATGGTATATGTACTAGAGATTGATAGATTCAAGACTACTAAGATTTCTGATTACTTTGACCACATCTTTGCTGCCCAGAATAAGTGGGAGTTCAGGAAGATGAGGGCCGAGGTCTCAGTAGCTCAGGTAGCTATTGTTAGACAGCTTAAGGATATGATTCGTGAGAATGGTATTTCGTTGTCCATTGAAGAGTTCCGACCAAACAAACATCATGGTAATAAGGAAGAGCGCATTGCAGCTATCCTAGAGCCACGTTACGAGAACCTACAGATGCTACACTATCGTGGTGGTAACATCCAATACCTAGAGGAAGAACTACAGTCTAGGTTCCCACCTCACGATGACGTTAAGGATGCACTGGCTACCGTAGTTGATATGGCAGTCAAACCCACAGCATCAAGTTCAATCAATAGACAGAATACTATATCTTGGTCCGCATCGCGGTTTCGAGCAGGAGGCAAATAAATGAGTGAAGTACTTACCATAGAGCATATGCTTGACCCAGACCACATTGCTGTTGAGATTGCAGATAAGTGGGTTGAGTGGAACATGTATCGCGAGTCTTGGAAGACACAAACCAAGGAACTTCGTGACTACTTGTATGCTACAGATACAACTACGACAGGTAACTCTATACTTCCGTGGTCCAACACAACAACTACACCTAAGCTAACACAGATTGCTGACAACCTACACGCTAACTACTTTGCTACGTTGTTTCCTCAGCAGAAGTGGATGCGTTGGGATTCTGCATCTCGTGATTCGTCATCTGTAGAAAAGATTCGTACCATTGAGTTCTATATGGTCAACAAGGTTAAGCATAGTAACTTCGTAAGCACTGTGTCTGATCTTCTTGTCGATTGGATTCACACAGGTAACTGTTTCGCTATGGTTGACTGGGAGATGAGCTACTCGAACAAGGAAGACGGCAGTACTACAGCAAAGTACATTGGGCCTAAGATGCACCGCATCAGTCCATATGACATTGTGTTTAACCCTGCTGCTGCCAGCTTCGAGAACACTCCTAAGATCATTCGTAGTATCAAGTCTCTTGGTGAACTTAAACGTGCTATCGACTCAGACCCTACTAACAAAGCAATGGCTGCTGCATTCAACAAGATGATGCAAGCTCGTTCCTCTGTAGCGTCTTCTGACTTCTCTGCTGATAAGTCTCAGGGTTTTATAGCTGATGGTTTCAACTCAATCCAACAGTATTACGAAAGTGACTACGTTGAAATCCTAACCTTCTATGGTGACATCTTTGACCACGAGTCAGGTGAGCTTATGAAGGACCGCGTTATTACTATCATGGATCGTGCACATCTACTAAGCAACGAAGAGAATCCTTCGTGGTCTGGTGTTGCACCTATCTTCCACGCTGGTTGGCGTACTCGTCCTGACAACCTTTATGCTATGGGTCCACTAGATAACCTTGTTGGTATGCAATACCGCATCGACCACCTAGAAAACCTTAAGGCTGACGTGTTCGATCAGATCGCTTACCCAATCATGAAGATTCGTGGTGACGTTGAAGACTTTGACTTCGAACCTGCTGCACGTATTTATCTTGGTGAAGAAGGTGATGTAGATTATCTACGACCAGATGCTACTGCACTACAAGCAGACATGCAAATCCAGATGATTGAGCAGAAGATGGAAGAGATGGCTGGCGCACCTAAGCAAGCTATGGGTATCCGTACTGCTGGTGAGAAGACAGCATTTGAGGTTCAGTCGTTGCAGAACGCATCCTCACGCATCTTCGAACACAAAGCTGCACACTTCGAACGTATGTTCCTAGAGCCAGTACTCAACACTATGCTTGAGGTTGGTCGTAGGAACTTGCAAGTACTCGAAGACATCAAGGTTACTGATGAGTCCACTGGAGAAGAGTTCTTCACAACAATCCAAAAGTCGGATATTGTTGGTAGTGGTCGTATCTCTCCTATTGGTGCACGTCACTTTGCTGAACGTGCTCGTCGTGTACAAAGCATCACACAACTTGCTCAGATCAAGGCACAAGACCCAACCATTGCCCCACACATGTCGGGTAAGGAGATGGCTCGTATCTTGGCAGAAGAGCTTGGTGAAGCTAAACTGTTCGGTGAGAACATTAGCATTGCAGAACAACTTGAGACTCAGCAAGCATCACAAGATGCTGAAGCAGATAACATGGAGAGTCTGGAGATAGCTGCGGAGCAAGGACGCTAATGCACACACACTGGATCAAAGGTTTAACTGGGGAAAAGAAAGAGCAACGGAAGGCTGAAGTTTTGGCCTACCGTAACGCCTTTGATGACCTCAGAGAAATTCTCGAAAAGCACTACCGTAAAAAGGATTGCATTCGGGACTACGATGTTCCCAACTGGGAGCTAAGACAAATCGCCGCGAATGAGTATAATGCTGTTCTCGACGACATCCTGAAAACCATTAACCTAACCGAAGGTAAATAAATGTCTATTTTTGAAGATAAGCCAACAGAAGCTCCAACCGAGGAGGCTGTGGCTACCGAGGCTACCACACAAGAAACCCCACCACAGGAATCTTTTGTAAGTAAGCTCGTAGAGACACGCGGTGAGAAGTGGGGAGACCCAGAAGTCATTGCTAAGGGTAAGCTGGAGGCTGATGCCTACGTCAAAACCCTTGAGGAACAACTCGCACAAATGCGGGAAGACCTTGGTAAGCAAGACTATGCGTCACAACTTCTAACCCAACTACAGCAAAAGGCACCGAATCCCACTGTCGGCAACACTGTAGAGTCCAATAATAATAATGAAAGTGGAACATACGCAGATGATAATACCAATCAGTCTGTGGATGACGAAACACTAAAGAGCCTTGTTGAGAAGACCCTGACGGAACGCGAAGCTAAAGCTACCGTAGATCAAAACCTTTCTGTTGTGGTAACACAGCTAGAGGAACTCTACGGCACAGAGGCCAATGCTACTGTCCAGAAGAAAGCACAAGAACTTGGAATGACACTTGAGCGGATTGAAGACCTCGCTAAAGAGTCCCCATCAGCTTTCTTTGCATTACTTGGTGAGAACAAAGTTCCTGCTAAGTCTTTGGCCCACACTAGTATCCGTACTGAGGGGGTTAACTACCAGAACACGGGCCAACGTGATTGGGCATACTACAGCCAACTACGCCGTGAAAACAAGAACGCGTACTACACACCCAAGGTTCAACAGCAACTGCTGGAAGATAAACAACGCCTTGGTTCTAAGTTTGGTGCGTAAAATCAACATATCTTTAGGAGACAATTAAAATGTCTATGAATACTTCAAACATGAGCTTGCTAACTCGCTCAGAAATCTGGTCAACAGAACTAAAAGACATCCTTCGCGACGAGATGATGGCCCAGCGCTACGTCAAGATGCTTGATGGCTTCCCTGATGGCGACCAGTTCACTATCCCTTCAATCGGCCAAGCACAGGTTGACAACTACGCTGAAGACACTGCTGTTGAGTACCGTCCGATGGACACTGGTGAGTTCACATTCACCATCGACAAGTACTTGTCTTCTGCTTCATACATGACGAAGAAAGCAATGCAAGACGCATTCTACTCTTCTGAAATGATGAGCCGTTTTGTACCTGAGCAAGAGCGTGCGATTATGGCACACTTCGAAGCTACTACTTTGGCTACTCCAGAGGCTGGCGTTACTGCCAACTCTAACGAAGCTATCGATGGTGTTGAGCACCGTTGGGCTGCTGGTGGTACTGGCGCGGTTATCAACGTTGATGACTTTGCACGTGCACGTTTCGCTCTTAAGAAAGCTAACGTTCCTGATCGTAACCTTATCGCTATTGTTGATCCTTCAGTTGAGTTCACATTGAACACATTGTCTACTTTGACATCTGTTGCGAACAACCCTAAGTGGGAAGGTATCGTATCTTCTGGTATCGCTACTGGTATGAACTTCATCGCCAACATCTATGGTTTTGACGTATATACTTCTAACTACCTGAAGGACGTTACTGATGGCGCTCTGAACACTGCTGCTGATGTTGCTGCCAACTTTAGCTCTGTTAATGGTAAAGCCAACTTGTTCTTCTCTGCTGATCAAGCTGCTACACCTTTCGTTGGTGCATGGCGTCAGACTCCTGATGTTGACACTGAGTATAACAAAGACTTCCAACGTCAAGAATTCGTGACTACTGCTCGTTATGGTGTAAAACTGTACCGTCCAGAGAACATGGTTCGTGTTATCTCTAAAACTAACGTTTAACTTAAAAGAATAGGAGACTTAATATGTCTTGGACTAACTCTGACGGTCTTACCGTCCTTATGCACGAAGAGCAAGGTGTTGCTAAAGACGGTGGTATCACTACTGTAAGCCCGATCAAGCACATCAAATTGAAGCTTGACCTTACTACTGACAAAACTGTAGCAGCTAATGATGTTGCAATCCCAGCGGGTTCTTACATCACTGACGCACGTCTTGTTGTTACCACTGCTGCTGCTGGTGGTACATCCATCAACTTCGGCCTTGCTAACGCTGCTGGTACAGCTATCGACGCTGACGGTATTGACGCTGCTGTAGCTACTGCTGCACTTGCTGCTAACCTTGCTGTTGTTTGCAACGGCGCTTTGGTTGGTGTTGCTGCTGGTGTTGGCGCTGCTGACGCTTATGTCACTACTGCTAACACAGGTACTTTCACTGCTGGTGAAGCTGTACTAGTTATCTCGTACATCGAAGTTTAAACTATTGGGCGTCCCTTCGGGGGCGCTCTTCCCACAACTAAATGGAGGCCAATATGGCAAACGTAAATCATAGTGTACTAACTGACCCATATCTCCACGAGCCTAAAGGTGCTGCTACAGCAGTTGCTGGGGCCGAGTATGTGGCTGATGGAGCAGGTTCAGGCAGTTGGATTCGTATCCAAGGCTGGTCACAACACGCTGATACAGACACTACAGTAGGCACACCTTCACAGAACATTGCTACAGGTGCACGGACTAAGTGGACCAACGATGGCGGCTCAACCCTAATCCAAAAACTCCCATCTGATATTGGCGCTTCAGGTCATATGTGGGATACAACTAACCATAAAATTACCCCTATCGCAGCATTTGATACCTACAGCATCCGCATTGGTTTCAAAGCTGAGAACTACGCTGGCACAGGCCCAGACATTAAAGTTGAACTAGATATTGGTGGTGGACTAGGTGTTATTGTTGCAACTACTGTGCCCCTACTAAGAAGTGGTGCACAACAATCCTGTCTCGTAACATTCCCCGTATTCGCAGGTTCAACCTTCATCACAAATGGTGGCACCATCTACTTGACCTACACAGGTACAGGTACTTGTGACATCTTTGCTAGTGACATTTTAATCATCCGTGAATCTAAGAACTATGTATAAGGAGTAGTCCAAATGGCTATCAAGAAGACGCTCCTAGAGATCGTCCAGAACATCCTCTCTGACTTAGACTCAGAGGATGTAAACTCAATCTCAGACTCAGTAGAAGCAGCACAGATTGCTAATGTCGTAGAGAATACGTTCTACAACATCGTTTCTACCCGTGAAATCCCAGAGCACCACAGCCTAATTAAGCTGGATGCTCTCTCAGACACTAACTTCCCAACACACTTCAGCTACCCTGACAATGTTAAGGGTGTTTCTGGTTTGTGGTATGACGTAAGTTCTGATAGCTCTTTTGAGTACCGTGAGATCACTTACGTTGACCCCCGTGACTTCTTGAGCCGCCTTGGCTCCCCTTCCACCAACTACACACTTGTAAGTGATAAGGTTGCTGGTACTAAGATGCGTATTGGCAACAACAAGATGCCTAACTTCTACACATCCTTTGATGACCAATACATAGTAATGGACTCACATGACGTTAGTATCGACACAACACTTATAGCATCTAAGACTCGTGTTATGGGTTACACAATCCCAGTCTTCAGTATCTCTGACGCATATGTGCCAGACCTTGACGCTGAGATGTTCCAGTACTTAGTGAATGAATCTAAGTCTGTTTGCTTCTCTTTATTCAAAGGTGGCCCAGACCCTAAGATCGACCAAGCTGCTCGTCGTCAGAAGTCTTACGTGCAAAACGACATGCACAAGACCACACAGAGTAACAAAAGGAATCTTTATGGTAAACGTTGAGTTTGATGTAGACTACGCAAAGAAGCGTTCTTATGCTAAGTGTCCTGAGAAGTCTATGGCTGTGCTTACAGTAAGCCCTGCTGCTGGTGGTTTCATCTTCTATAAGATTACTGCTGATGTTGGTGGCGTAGCTAATGAGCTTGCTGGTAACTTTACTGGAATTGATGTTGCTAACAAAGCGATCCAACAGTATTATAATAATTGCCGACAGACAGTCGCTTCTAGTGATGCTGAGGTGAAGAAACGGTTAGCTAAAGGAAGGGCTAAAGCCAATGCCACAACAACTAACTCAAAAGCCAGTGACGACCTTCATAAAGGGTCTAGTAACTGAAGCTGGTGAACTTACGTTTCCACCTGACGCATCCGTAGACGAATCCAACTGTGACCTTCGACGTGATGGTTCACGTAGGCGTCGTAAGGGCGCTGACAGAGAGACTAATTCTGTCCTATCAACCTTCACTATTAGTGACACAGATATTGTGCACACTGGTCTGTGGAGCAACGTAGGCGGTCAGTCAGGTCTTGAGTACCTTGTGGTACAGAAGGGTCCAACCCTATACTTCTACAACAAAGCTACAGCCCCATATTCTGATGCACTACTAACTCACACTGTTGCCCTTGGTACATATCAAGCGACTGGCTCTGGCTTATCTGTTACAGACACTAAGTGTCAATTTGCATCCATTGAGGGTGCACTTGTTGTAGCTTCATCTGCTATGGATACGATCTATGTAACTCGTGATAACGCCCTTGGAACTATTGCAGTCACTACAATCTCCTTCCGTACACGGGACTTTGACTGGCAAGGTGACATCTCTGAGTATGACACTGGTGATGCAACACCAACAGTAGGACGAGAGTACGACACACAGAATGCTGGTTGGGTAGACACAAAGGGTGCTGCTGCACTTGTCACCTACAAGGCCGCTAACGCAACTGAGCACCCACCACTGAACCTCCCTTGGTACTCTGGTAAGACTGCTGCTGGTGCATTTGATGCTGCTGAGTGGGCTGAGGTCTTTGCTGGTAGTACACTTATTGGTAACGGCCACTACATCCTAGACTTCTTTAACAAGGACCGTGCTACACCTTCTGGACTAGTTATTGCTACAGAAACAGAAGACTCACGTTTCAACTCAGTACAAGCCTTTGGTGGTCGCGTATTCTACTCTGGCCTACAGAGTTCTGAGAATGCTAGCACTATAATGTTCAGTAGGCTTATAGAGGGCCTCACAGACCTTGGTGAGTGCCTACAGCGTAACGACCCTACCTCAGAGGTACTAAGCGACCTCCTAGACACTGATGGAGGCGTTATTAAGATTGCTGAGGCTGTTGGGATCAAGAAGCTATATGCTATTGGTTCAATGCTTATCGTATTCGCTGAGAATGGCGTTTGGTCTATTAGTGGTGTTGATGGTGTTTTCCGTGCGTCTGAGTACTCTGTGCGTAGAATCTCTGATGTTGGTATAGCTTCCCCAGATTCGTTCATTGATGCTGATGGGGCACCTATCTGGTGGTCTAACTACGGCATTCACACAATGACCTTTGACCCCTCTACTGGTAATGCTAAAGAGCAAAACCTTAGCCTACCAACAATCCAAACCTTCTGGGACAACATCCCTACAGACTCTAAGCTGAAGGTACACTCTGTATTCGATAAGATCAACAAACGTGCATATTGGGCTTGGCCTAGTACTGGTGAGACAGTCGAGGCAAAGATAAATGAAGTCCTAGTCTTAGATATTGCAATCCAAGCGTTCTATCCTTGGACTATCTCTGATGAGACCTCTAATACAGATTGTGTTGTTGGCCTAGCCTTCTACACAGGTATTGGTGCTACTGAATCTGTGCTCAATATTGTTACATCCGTTGGCGACGAAGTTATTACTTCTGCTGGCGATGATGTTATCTCAACCCAACTAAGTAACCTTAGTACTGGTACGTCCTCACCTTCGATTGTACTTTTGATCCGTGATGGTGCCACAAACAAGATGACTATGGGTGGCCTCGTAAACAACAGCTTCCTAGACTGGGGTAGCGCAGACTACAGTTCTTATGCTGAAGCTGGCTACGAGTTTATGGGAGACATGGTGTTGAAGAAGACTGCTCCTTACCTAACTACATACATGCGTGTGACTGAGACTGGCTGGACTGGCTCTGAAGTAGCTGGCTACAGCCCTATCAATGAATCATCTTGCAAGGTGTCAGCCTACTGGGACTTTAAGAGCACACCATCAAGTACTGCTCAGGAAGCATACAGACTTAAGTATATGCCAATCCCTGATGAGAGTGACTTAGGAACCTTTAACTACCCAGAGGATGTAGTCACCACACGCCTCAAGTTACGTGGTCGTGGTAGGTCTGTTCGTCTTAAGTTCGAGAGTACTACAGGCAAGGACTTTACGCTTCTTGGCTACTCTCTAATTGGTGGCACTAATGGCCGCTTCTAAGACCACAAACCAACACAAAAGGAAGTTATTAATGTTATCAACCGACAATGTAAAACTAGCTATAGAGAACCTCAGTCAAGTAAAGGGAGACATACTTCCACTACTAGACAAACATTGGGAGGAAGTGGCTATCAATAAAGACACTATTGCAATGAACCCATGTTGGGATACCTATGCTATCTTAGAGTCGGCTGGTAAACTTGGTATCTTCACAGCTAGGTTGGATGGTGAACTTATTGGGTATTTCGTCATTATTGCCTCAGAGAGTCCCCACTATAAAGGGCACATCTTTGGGGTGAATGATGTTATATACCTAAAACCAGAATACAGGGGTACATATTTGGGGTCAAACCTCATCACCTTCGTAGAGAATGCTATTGAGGAAGTCGGGGTATCTGTGTTAGTTATAAACACTAAGGTACATGTACCTTTTGATAAGACCTTAAGTAGATTAGGGTTTTCCCATATAGAAAATGTTTACTCAAAGAGACTAGGAAAATAAAATGGCAATTATAGCAGCAATCGTAGGAGCAGCTGGCACAGTATCATCAATGAGCGCACAGAAGAAGTCTGCTGCTGCACAGCGCCAGCAACAAAAACTACAAGTTCGTCAACAGCGTCGTCAGGCTATCCGCCAACAGCAACTACAACGAGCACAAGCAATGGTGTCTGCACAGGGTGCTGGTGCTGCTGGTGGCTCTGCTGTCGCTGGTGGTACGTCTTCCCTTAGTTCCCAACTAGGTGGTCAGCTAGGTCAGTCCTCGCAGATGTCAGGTATCTCTGACCAGATCACTAAATTCAACAACCAAGCTGCACGAGGCCAAGCAATCGCTGGTATTGGTTCTAATGCATTCAACGCATTTGGTGGTATGGATACGATCAAAGCAGCATTTAAATAAGGATCACAAGTATGGCTATCGCTCCAAATGACGAACAACCTAAAACATATAAAGTACTTGATTCCCCTGAAGAGGGACAGCCAAACAGAACTACAAATGGTCAACCAGAAACTTACAGAATCTTTGACACTATGGAGCAACCTCCAGTAGTTGACCCAGTAGAGCAAGAGCGTGATACACAGTTCCACAGCGTCCTTATTGGTCAGCCTGTGGAAGCTATCCGTCCTGCTATCCAGTCTGGTGCTAACGTCCAGTACGATGCTAACGCTAAAGCTACTACAGAAACTAACAGAACAAACCTAGTAAACAACTTCGTGCAAGATCGTGCACCTAGTGAAGAGCTTAAGTTGCTTCAGAATGAACTACAGGCTATGGATAACGTAGGACGCTTTGCTTCCCCTGCGCTAGTAGCTATGCTTACGTCCCCTAACGAGGGCCAACGTGATTATGCTGTACAACGTATCCAACGAGTTGTTGGTGCACAGAAGATGATCCAAGAGCGCCTAGGTTCTGCCTCTGAGGGCAATGTTGTTGGTGACTTCTTAGACTTCGTTGGTACATCCCCAATCAATGCTTTCATGGTAAAGCGTCAGGTCGAGTTAGCTGATAAAGCTACAGCCCTCATGCGCACTGCTATCTCTGAGGAAGAGTTTGAAGTACAGTTTGGTAGCATCTTAGACGAGATGTCAGACCAAGGCTTCTTCACTGATGAGAACCGCTTCTACATGGCAGACTTTGCTGAGTTGTTTGGTGCGGGTACAGAATCTGAACTCGCTCAGACACAAAGAGCTTGGGCACTATTCGATACAGCCTCAACCTTTATTGGTGTACCTGTTATCTCTGGTGGCACTAAGGTCGTCAAGGGTACTGCAAAAGGTGCTGTAGCACTCACTAAAGGCTCTGCTGACGTTCTTCGTGGTACAACATCCCTTACAGGTGCTATGAGAACTGGTTTTGGCACTGCTATGTCAGCACTAGGTTCTCCTGCACGTATGATTGGGTGGCGCACTAACAACCCAGCTTTGGTTAAGAAGTCGTTGGATGAGGCTCGTTTGATTGACGACCCAAGCACAGCTACTGGCTTACACAATGCTACATCCCCATCAATCATGACTTCGGACACTATTCGTCCTGAGCGCTGGGCACACACATCTAGTGCTGCTGTTCGTGCATTCGAGACAGAAAGCAAAGTCCTATCAGAAACTAAGACCATTATGGGTCGTGCTGGGTCTTCTATAGATGACTCACGTATGGCTGCTCTTGAGGTTAAACTCTCCGCAGACGCTAAAGCTGCTGCCGAGGCTACTGGCAACAAACGTTACCTTGACTCACACATCTTCCGTGATGACCTAGATAACGTAGTGTTCGCTGAAGTGCATGGTACTAACAAAGGTGCATCCTTCGTTGGAGCCAATGGACTGACTGCTGCTAAGAACCTAGCTGACAATATCGGTGGTGAAGTAGTAGAATGGCAGAACAAAGGCCACTACGTTGTAGTACAAGCACAGAACGTGCCCTCAGAGGCCGTAGGAGCCACTCTACGTGACTTCGGTGTGTTCTCCGCTACCCCAACCTCCCAACTAGCTGACGGCTTCGTAGCGCGTTACCTAGGCTCTCCTGCAACACAGACATCAGATGCTAACCGTGCAGCCTTACTTACAGGTGAATCAGTATCTGAGGTTTGGAACAAGACTGCCTCTGCACGTATTAAAGAGGTCACTAAGCTGAACTCACGTGCTGAAGTAAATGAAGTTGATGGTATGTTTGAGATGCTGCGTGATGGTAAATTCGCTAACCAACGCGAATCCTACACACTACAAGGCTTCCGCAACGAGTTCAAGGCTAAGTACAGCAAGGATGCCACAGACGCTCAAGTAGCTCTTTATGCACGTGTGCAAGAAGCTCGTGACGTTGAAGCATTCATCCAAGCTGACGTGTTCTTTAAGAAGCAGGTTACTGATGGTGTAGTAGTAATGGACAACCAGTATCGTGTAGTACCCCTACGCTCTGCTGATGTCCCTGCTACCGCCAAAGTGTATGATAGTAAGTCTGGTAAGATGTTGTCTCGTGATGAGCTACCACCAGAACAAACTGTCTTCAGAAACTACGACCCTGACCAAGACATCTTTGGTACACAGACAATGTATATCACTGGTGACGACATCCCAACACGTAAGCTATACCACTCCGACATTCTTGCTAGGAACTCTGGTGGTACACGTATGTATAAGAATGGTGAGATCAACTTCTGGGTTAAGCAGAACCGTACTAAGGTTATGGCCGATGGCTCTGTCCACAAGGTCTCTCCACTGACTGCAATGGGTGTCCGCACTGTTGATGAAGCTCAGGCTGCTATCTCACAACTGAATAAGATCATTGATGACCTTGGTGTTCGTCTAGGTTCTAAATTCGACAACACAGCAGTAGCAACCCTTCGTGGCAATGCTAAGGCTGACGCTGTAGTAGCTGCTCACTCTGCTTGGAACCCTAGTGTTCACAACGTAGACCAACTACTCAAGTGGGCTGATGAGTCTGGTGTGAACCTTGCGGAGAAGTTTGACTTCGTTCGTCATGGTGAAGACATTATTGACGCTGATGTAGCTGGTGGTTTTGGTGGTATGACACTTGACCGCGCTATGGACATGCGGGCACTTAACCCACAGTCTCGTAGGAACTCTGTTCTTATGGGCTATGGTGGCAAGCAGAACCGCGTACTGTCGCCTCTTGAGGCTATGCAGAAGTCTAGCACTGAGATGATTGCTAACCAGAGCTTCAGAGCTTATGCTGCACGTTCAATCAATGGCTTGCTCAAGTCTGCTATCCGCAACAACGTACTTGAGAATGCTGCTGAACTACAGGGCCTGACACTACGTCAGAAACTTGCTAAGGCTAAGATTCGTGACATTAAGGGCGAAGGTTCTAAACTTGCTCTTGAGCAACAGAAGATTCTAGCTCGTCTTGATCGTGGTGGCCTTGGAGATGCTCAGTGGAACTCATTCATGGGTGGCATTGGTGACTATCTATATGGCAAGGGCTTCCAGAAGTCTGCTAACTGGGCTGCTGACATGGCATCTACCAACCCCCTAACTGCTCTTCGTGGCTTCACGTTTGACGCTAAGTTGGGCATGTTCAACCCTGCACAGCTTTATGTTCAGGCTTCACAGGCTATTAACATTGTAGCTGTTGGTGGTGTTAAAGGTATCCAAGGTTCTGTACTATACGGACCTGTTCGCTTTGCTCTATATAATGGCGACCCTGCTGTTATCAAGAAGCTGGGTGAGACTGTTGGTCGTGCTGGTGGTATCACTGGCGATCAGTTTGTTGATATGGTTGGTATGTTCAAAGACTACGGACGTTCAACTATTGGTGTATCTCTAGCTGAGTTTGGCTCAGACGCTGCTACAGCATCAAGCATTCTTGGTAAGGGTGTTGGTAAGGTTCGTGAGAAAGGCCGTGTATTCTTTAACGAGGGGGAGCTAGTTGCTCGTACTTCTGCTTGGAATACAGCTTACCTTGAATATGTCTCTCAGTTCCCAACACGTGTCCCACGCTCACAACATGGCGTAAAGTGGATCATGAACCGTCAGGATACTTTAACCCAATCTATGTCTGGTGTAAGTCGTATCGGATTCGATAAGCTACCATTCGCTCAGTTCCTGTCCTACTCCTTCCGTATCAACGAAGCTCTCTTCGCTGGCACTATGGGTGGCAAGAGCGTCCTGACTACACCTGAGAAGCTAAGACTTGCTGCCACACACACTGTCGTCTTTGGCGCTAGTGGTTGGGGTGTTGCTAACACAGCTATGGAATACTACAACTACCGCTTTGGTAATGATCTTTCTGAAGAGAACTATACGCTGATTAAACGTGGCACTATGGATTATCTTCTGTCTGAAATGTCTGGTACTAGTACAAACCTATCCTCACGTTTAGGTTCTGGTGACAACATCTTCATGATGATGAAAGACATGGCTGAGAACAACATCTTTACTACACTTGGTGGCCCTAGCCTCGAAGTTGGTGGTGAAGCTCTTGGTGTTCTCCTTGGTGGTGCTAAGAGCATGGCTAAAGGCGTTACTACTGGTGACTTCAGTGATCTTGGTGAAAGCCTTGGACGCTTTGGTCGTACCTTCTCTACTGGCAACCAAGCCTACAATGCTTATATGGCATTCAAGGTTGGTCAGTATCTAACGAAGGACAACGCTTTACTTGATGATAAGCTGACAGACATGGAGGGTATCTTTATTGCTCTTGGTGTTCCTTTAGAAGCTCACTCTGCTGCGTTCTCTTATGGGAACATGGCAAAACTTGAGAAGGTCTTCTTGTCTAGCACAATTAAGAAGGTACAGAAAGAATGGAACAACGCAAACTCTATGATGCAGCGTGGGGATTATGGTGGTGCACATCAAACCATTCAGAACATAGCTTTGGTACAACACAGCTTATCACCACATGAGCAGCTTGTTGTAGACACAGAAGTTCGTCGTAGTGGGGGAACAATCGTGGACAATCTGTCCATTAGAATCTTACAGCACGAGTCAACTCGTGACATTAATAAAGAGGAATAAGTAATGGCTGGATTCGCTCCACAACTAAACGGCGGTGTTGGTTTCGTACAAGCACAAGGTGGTGATGCAGGGGGGCTGGGCGTATTGTCCAGTCTCTCAAGCATGTTACCATCAGGAGGCAAGCCAGCAGGACGTGCGCCCTCTGAGGATGAACGTAATGCTGCTTTGTGGCAGGACATGTACCCTGACAAAAGCCTTGCAGATGCAGATATGGGCGACCTTCGTAGATTTGGTGCACGTAACCCATCTGCTTCTGATTGGGCTGGGGGTACTGCTGAGAGTTTACGCAACGAGAACCTAGCAGAGGAAGACCTTAAAGTTTCAATTGAAGAGAAGAATCGCACTAACTGGCTGACTTCTCCTTCTGGTGCATTAGCGACGAATACTGCTGCTTCTATCGAAAATGAAGGCAAACGTGCGGTGTACTTAGCTGAACAAAAAGCTGGTTGGCTGGGCCGTCAGGTTAAAGCACAGCAACTGGTTGAGGAAAAACAGCAGTATGGTATGAATGCTGAGCGTCGTAATGAGATGTGGACACTCGAAGGCTCCAACATGAAGGGTGGCGCTGATACAGTTGCTACTGCTATGACTGATGCTGTTGAGTCCATGATGCTAAACCCATCTGCTACCATCAACTTGGACGACACAGGTATCACTGCTGCTATACCACAACTAGCTGGTACTGTACTTACTCGTGATAATGCTGCTATTGTTATGGGAGATTTCCGCGCTGCTTACATGGACATGCAGACAGGTCGTATTGCTGGTGCTTATGGTGTTACTAAGGGTGAACTAGGTCAAATGCCTGACGCTGTTAGGAACCAAGTGTTTGGTAAGTTTGACTCTACGCTTACTTGGTTGACTAAAGAAGTTGACCCTGCACAGATCAAGAAGCGCCTAGACAACGAAGCATACTTGGGTATGATTGAAGCTGGTGTCCCTCTTGATAAGATCAATGCTATTAGCCTAGCTGCTAAAGGAAATCCGGGGCTTGCTGCTGCTGTCACTGCTTCTTTGGTTGGTGATGTTGGTGCTGTAATGCAAGCCTATGAGGGTGGTAACTTTGACGGTGCAATACAGGCCGCTAAGAACCTATCTAAGCAAGAGCGTGACCGTTCATTCGCAGGTTTCTCTGAGCTTGCTAAAGTCTGGGGTGGTACATCATCTGCTGGTGAAGTATATGCTGAAGTCCCAGAGACTCTGAGGGGCGTTGGTTTTGCTTCTGCTACTATGGCTGCATTTACTGTAGCTCAAGTTGAGTCTGGTGACACACCACTAGTACTTGGTAAAAACTGGTACAAGCAGAACGTTGAGAGCCAAGGACAAGCCTATGCACTAGCTGCAAAGCATGACCCTAACTTTGAACCAACTATGGTTAAGAACCTAACTAGCGATCTAGCAACTAACGTAGAGATGCTTAGAACTGAGGCTTCAAAGCAGGGTTTTGTCCCTACTATGGACCAAGGTAACATTGTGCTCGTACATGGTGGACCAACACACACACAGAAGATGGCAGCATTCGAGGCTGCTATAGCTACCTCTAAGGAAAAAGACCCTGCTGGTGTAGCTGGTATTGAAGCAAACCGTGATGCTTATCTTGCTGAGAAACCAACAGCTATGAACCTTGAGATAGATGAAAAGAATGTTGATGTTCTTGGTGATGCAGTCTATAAGTTTAATGCTCTTAAGAACCTTGGTAACATTGGCTCTCAGGTGCGTGACCTTACTACAGCCGACTTCAACCTTGTAGATGCTGAAGATGAAGCAATCGCTGCTGAGACAATGGCTGCACTAAGTAATGGTGAGGCTACAACATCTAACGGACGTATCGCTGAGGCTGTTGGTGTAGACTTTGGTAGCATTGAGCAAGAGTATGGCTTACCTGAAGGATTCCTTGAGCGTACTGCTCAGATCGAATCTGGTGGCAACCCTGCTGCTAAGAACCCTAACTCCAGCGCTGGTGGTCTATTCCAACAGATCGACGCTAACGCTAAAGAGTTTGGTGTAACTGATAGGTTCAATCCAGAACAGTCAACTGTAGGCGCTGCTAAGTTTGCTAAACAGAACGCTGCTAGACTCCGTAAGGTACTCGGACGTGAACCAACAGGCGCTGAACTTTATCTAGCTCACCAACAAGGTGGTGCTGGTGCTGCTAGGCTCCTAAGTGACCCTGATCGTCCTGTGAACACACTTCTGTCAGATGACGCTATTACCCTTAACGGTGGTAGCTTAGATATGACTGCTGGTGAGTTTGCTGACCTTTGGATTAACAAGTGGAACAATGGTGGTGGTGGACGACCAACTAACTCCACTCAAACTACACCACCTGCAACACCTAGTGATGTAGCACCAGAAGCTACTACCAGCCTTGGTGTACAACCTTCAGCCCCTGCTTCTGGAGCTGGTGCATTTGTACAGACACCAACAGGTGAGGGTGAGAACCTTCGTACTGATCGTACTGGTGGTGAAGCGTTTAAGGCATCTGCTGCAACTCAAGACCTAGCACCAGTTAGTAGTGAGGTCTCTGAGAACCTACTCTCTCTCGCAAGTAATGCTTCCGCAGTGCATGGTGAAGGTTCTGCCACAACTAAGAAAATCAATGCTCTAATTAAGACTGTTGATAGTGGTGGTAAGGTTAAGGCTTCTGACGTAACTAAGTTAATCAAAGAGACTAAGGCTCTCCCACGCACACCTGCGCGTCAAGAGCTTCTAGCTGACTTGTATGAGATGCGTGATGAGGCTGATGACTAATGGAAAAGTTTATCCAAGCTATTCTAAGCCTCCTACAGAGCATCCTTAGTGGTTTAGCTACATCCACTACTAAAAAGAACGGAGGGGCCTCACAGGGCCTCTCTGGGACTCCTACGGGCATTAAGAACGTAGAGCTAATCAAAGAGTCTGAGGGCCTACGCCTAAAGGCATATCTACCAACACCCAACGATGTCTATACAATCGGCTATGGTCACACTAAGACTGCTGAGAAGGGTATGGTCATTACACTAGCGGGTGCTGATGCACTACTACTACACGACCTTGCTTGGGTGGAGACTGCAATCGACACGTATGTCCAAGTACCACTAAACCAAAACCAATATGATGCTCTATCCTCCTTCATCTATAATGTTGGTGGCACAGCATTCCGCAAGTCTACCTTGCTAAAAAAACTAAATAAAAAAGACTATAACGGTGCTGCCAATGAACTTCTTCGTTGGGATAAGCAGAAGGGTAAGGTTCTCCGTGGGCTTACTAAACGCCGTCAACTTGAGAAGGACTTGTTTCTGTCATGAGCACACCCGAGCTACAATACATTAAGAAAGAGCTTGATGACCTAGCGGCTGACATCTCTGAAATCAGGGCCACTCAAGCTAGGTATATTGAAGAGCACCACGGACTAGAGAAAAGCATTGTAGAGATGCGTAGTGATATTACACACATCAAGTCTTCTCAAGATAGCCTCAACACCAACCTCAATAAACTAATGTTCATCATTGGTGGTGGTTTTGTTGTAGCATTCGTTAGTTGGGTCATTAAGGGAGGATTAGCGTGAGTATCAACACTAAGACATTCAAGCGGGAACTAGCATTGATGATGCTTGTGTTCCTTGGGGGACTAGCCTTTTGGGGCAATGTACAGATGGTAGAACTCTTCATCACCCCAATCTTCGCCTTCGTTACTATAGCCTTTGGGTTAGATGCATATGCAAAACAGATAGCAGGAGGTAAGTGATGTGGTTACTAGGGTTTGTTGGGTCAAAGTTGGGACGCCTTGTGGCGCTTGCTTTGGCTGCTGGGGCCTCGATCCTGCTAGTATTCAAAGCAGGTCAACGGGACCAGAAGAAACAACAGCAAGTCGATGGCTTGAAAGAGTACAAGAAAAACATGGAGGCAATTGATGAAGTTGATGTCAACACTGATCTTGATAGCGCTACTAAGCGGCTGTCTAAAAACGGTGGACTACGGGATTGACGCTATATGCAGCATCGAACCCCCTACAGTATCACGTAATGATACACCACAAACTATAATTGAAGTAGATAACTTCAGAGCTAAATGGGAGGCTATCTGTAATGCCAGCTAAAAAGCGGGACTACAAGAAAGAGTATGCCAACTACCAAGGCAAGCCAGAACAGAAGAAGCGTAGAGCTTCACGTAATGCTGCTAGAGCGGCTATGGTTAAGGCTGGTAAGGCTAAGAAGGGTGATGGTAAGGATGTTGCACATAAGAATGGTAATCCAAAGGATAACCGTAAGAGCAACCTGAAGTCACAAGCTAAGTCTAAGAACAGATCATATGCCCGTACCAAGAGTGCTGGTAAGAAAAACCCAAAGGATTAAGGTATGATATTCTTCCCAACAACAGATGAAGACTTCCAGTACTTCCGTAGCCAAGGTTATGCTGGTTCCATTAACGATATGCACTACAAGGCTTTAGGTGACTTGAACCACACAGGTGCTTTGAGTGACCGTACCCGCTCGTTCCTAGTTTCTGAATATGGTAGCTTCCACGAGACTATGAGAGACTTACGCAATACCACTGCTTCGTTTGTAGCCTTGCGCTATGGTGTTGGTGCTATTCAGCCTGAGTTTGTTTTAGACTTTGGTGAAGAGTACTACCGTGTAGATGGCCTTAAGACTGCGCTTTCTGATACTGTTACTCACAGCCGTGCATCCAATGCCACTATGGTAAATAGCTCTGGTACTCTTGTAACGGTAGGTAACAACGTCCCACGCACAGGCCACCACATCTATGATGGCTATGAGTGGGTTAACGAAGGCATCCTTCATGAGAGTCAAGCTCGGACTAATTTAAATACCTACTCAGAGCCTGACACAGGTACGAACTGGGTAGCTATTGCAGGGGCTATCCTTACAGCCCAATCGGACAACGTACTTGGAGCATTTGACGGTGTAAAGGTTGCTTCGGTAGGTTCAGTGGATGATACGATTAGAACGCCTTTGCTTGGGTCTGTTACAAGCGGCTCTGCTTATACTGTCACGTTAATATGGAATGCTGGCACTTCTGGTAAGATGCGCTTCAGACTTGATGAAACGGGCATCGGCAGTAGTATTTTCCTTGTCAGTGCGGCTGGGGTGTTTACGGCAAGCAGCACAACAAAAGGTACTGGTTTATTAAGTGGCCATATAGCTCTTGGTAACGGCGTTTACAAAACATCAGTGACATGGACGCCTAACTTCACTGGCGGTACTAGTTTTGCGGTTGGCCCAGACAGTACAGTCTCTGGTGAATACATCACAGTTTACACAGCACAACTCGAAGCAGGCTCAACCCCATCAAGCTACATCCCAACGGCTGGTGCTACAGCTACTCGTGCTGCTGAGACACTAACAGTCCCTGCGGCTAATATGCCTGACTACCAGACACCGACGTATATTGGTGGTGAGCTAGTGACGAATGGTACGTTTGATACTGATGTAAGCGGGTGGACTCCCGTTAACGCAACATTGTCTTTAGTTTCTAATACATTAAGAGTCGCAAATAGTGGGGTTAATTATGGTCGTGCATATCAAGCATTCACGACAGTAGTGGGCAAAACGTATAGCATGTCAA